CGTTCTTCACGTCTTTATCTAAATAGACTCCTCCATGAATTTGCGCCTCAATGTATCTGGAACTCCTTTTTGAAATAGGCATCTTTGTCACGTTGGGCCAAGTGTGGGTGTCAGATTTTACGGACCTTGATCCAGATGTATCTTCCCCACGTCGAGCGACGTTGCAAAAATCATCCAAACTGTCTCCATTAAAAAAACTGCTTCTTTCTCTCACGTGTGGATGAAGCTCAAACCATACATTCCCGTACATTGGAGATACACCATTGTCGTAATAGTGCCCGCCACCCAAATTGGTGTGAAGTGCTCCGTATAACGGCCTAAATTCACCATCGCTCTCCTCTGGTATACCAAACAAATAACTTTCTACCGATTTTCTTCCGCGCAATGACGGGGTGCCTCTAGTAGTACCGGTTTCAAACTGATTTTTCATTCTTCCAGAACTTAAAATTCCCCCAATTGCTGATTCTGGAAAATGAACCACAATAGGAGAATTGACCATCTTTTCTTGTTCTTCTGGTGTTCCCGAATCAGCAATGCTGGGTTCTGGAGAATACCTGTACCGTGACGGTGGTACAGGCTCATATGCCAAAAGCCCCCTTGCTGCACGATCATATTTACATGAAGAGTCCACATGTTGTTTGATGCGGTCCCACAGCCCACTTTCCAACGTCTTGGTGGTAGACTTAACCAACCCTTCCGACTTGGCCATGCCTCTCTGCTTGGCAAATTCGTCATGATCCTTGCCAATGAAGCTCACCATCCCACTTGCGTTAAAACCAAATCCCGGCAAAAGTGTAGTCATGATGCAACGACAATGAGGGTGCAGCCCACCGATCTTGGGATTAGGCTCGCCCTTTTTGTGGTATCCACTCCCCACCTCAGACATCTTCCAGACGCGAGGAATCACCCCGTCAGGCATCATGTGGAGCCTGATGCACTCGCTGCACACGTTGCCATCCCTGACGATAACGAAGAAGACGACAGGATCATCCACCCCGATGGATGCGTTGTACTGGGTGATGCCCTCCATGATGGACACGTTGCGAGCGGTATTGATCTCGCTGTCCAAAATGGTGTGCACGTGTGAGGTAACGTCTCCCCACACCTTGGTCAGGGCACCTTCCAGAGCTACCCCGATGTTAGGTGTCTCTCCGCTCAGGATCGCTTCACGAATGACTTGCTGGACAGACTGGACCACCTGAGCTTTGGCACGCTCTCTGGATGAATCAAGATACGATTCAGCAATGTCCTTCAAGGTAGAGAAGGTGTCCTTGTCTGGCTCAACACCCTCACGTTCAGCGACATTGTCGAAGAATTCCTGTAGAGTCATCACACGGAATTGGATGCCGTGTGGAACGTATTTGGTGCCAAGGAATCGGTCAGAGATGCGATCAAACACATCATCGACCTCTGATCCAATGGCTTTAAGTACTTGCTTTGACAGCATTACTTATCCTTAACGTCTTCAAAATGCTCAGAGGCGATGTCAACGATCTTGTCAATGGCCTTTTTACGATCCCTCTCAAACTCTTCCATGAAGTGATCGACCATCTTACGCTGGTAGGCAAGCGTCTCCTTCTGGTTGTGGTTCAGCTGGTGCTCAGCCTTGCCTAGCGTAGCCTGTAGCTCAGTGAGGCTACGTGTTAGCTCCTCTGGCTGCTGCTGCTCCTGCTGTGGTGGCTGCTGTCCTTGCTGTTGCTCTGGCTGGCCTTCCTGAGGCTGCTCTTGGCCCTCTGGAGGCTGTCCCCCCCCACCACCCTCAGGACCACCTTCTGGAGGAGGCTGTCCTTGCCCACCCTGCTGCTGCTGGGCCATGGCTTGCTGTTGCATCATCTGTTGCTGCTGCTGCATTTGCTGGACTTGCATCTGGAACTGCTGCATCTGCAACTGTAGGCTCTTCCACTGGAACCACATTGGGTTCTGGTAGAACTGCTTATCAGGATCTTTGGCAGCGCCCTCCATATCAAAGAACGCTTCCTGAATCTCACCAAATGTAAGGTAGCTCTGGACAATCTGCTGCCACTGTGGGTTGAACGGGAACTTTCCACCCAGCTTGCGACCGACGTGACGCTTCTCCACCTTCTGGAGAATTTCGTCAAAGGTCATGTGGACTGGCGCGTCCTGCTGAATACGGACGTTTTCCTTCTCAGGAGTCTCAGCATCAAGACCGATGAGTCGAATGTAGCAAAGCTCGCTAAGCTTCTCGTCAATGAGTGGGAAGATGCGCTCGTTGAGGAAGTCTTGGAAATGGCTCAGGAGTGGACGGATACCAACGTCACGGGCAGCGAGCAGCTTGTACTCGTTATTGCCCTCAGATAGAGCTTGGCTGTTTGTACCACGTGACAGGTGGGCGTAGCCGGGAAGCTCTTCTGGAGACATCTGGAACGCTGACAGAATCACACGTGCGTTCGTGTCGGAAAGGTACTGGAACTCCATGTCCCGTCCACCAGAATCAATGGCTTGGAACTGGATCGTCTCCTGCTTGCCCACACCGAACACAGGCATACGCCAGCTGTTGTTGACGTTGTTGATGGAAGCGTTGAACTGGTTACGGATACGTGCAACGACCGCATCATCCACGTCATCCGACTGAATGACCAACATGCCACGTGCGGCACGTCCTGACTCAAAGTAGAGCCTGTTGTGCTTGGTGATGTTGATGTGGGTGGTGACAGCGGCAATGATGGTGTCGATGGGCGTGAGGGGATATCCCTGTAGCTCCACGTCGGTCACGGGGTACACGTTGTGGACGATGCACTCTTCAGAGGTAAAAGCCTGAACAGGCTTGGTCTCGATAACCTGAATCCAAGCGTATTCCTCATTTTGGAAACGTTCTGGCTCAAACTTCTCGTTCTTCAGCTGCTGAAGGAGTAGTCTGGCTTGCTTGCGGACTGACTCAGCGGCGGTCTTGTAAGGGGCGGCAAAGTAAATCGTTCCAGCGTCGATTGGACGGAACGAATGGAATACGTTCTTACCCTCATGCGGATCGTAAACGTGAATAATTTCAGTTGCAAACTTGCCCACAACCAGTGCATTGCGGACTTGCATGCCAAGGAACTGGGAGAGGGTCATGTCCTCTCTGTCGTTCCAACCCTTCTTTGAACCGCAGTTGCCGAACATGTCGATAGCACGGTCCATCTGCTTCTTGAGGTCTTTCTTCTCCTCATCGGACAGACGGTCCACGACACCGGGACGGAATTCTAGCTTGTAACCAGTGCTGAATCGGTCCATCTGTGGGCGACCGAATGCAGAAACATGGTTAGAGCGAGCATTGATGATGCTGGCTACCAAGTCGTCTTGAATGGCAATGCGCTTCAGGAATCTGTCTGGGATAAGCCTCAGCTTCTCACGGTAGATAGCCGCATACTCGCTGTTGTTGCTGGGGTCTCGCTCAAAGGCAAGACGCTCAATACTGTTCTCGCTGCCACCATTGAGCGTGTTCAGGATTGACTTGACCAGAGGACTCTCGCTGGATGAACGAACGCCACCCTTCTCCATCTTGGCCAAATCACCAAGAGGAGTAGAGTTGGGGTCAGCTAGAGTAAAAACGATCTTGTCTGATTGCTTAGCCATGGATTACCCACCAACGATAGCGGACACCTTGATTGGCTGGTCGCCCGTGTTCTGGACCTGAATGAAATTGAAGTCTGATGTCAGCTGTAGCCAGCCGATCTTTTCTCCGTTTGGCAGAGAGATGGTCGAGACTGGGATGTTGAAGTCTCTCACAGCCGTCTGAACCAGAACGGTGCAATCGCCGCTTGTCTCAATGTAAGCAAAACAGAACTTGTTTTGCACGATAGTCAGCTTACCATCTGCACTTGTTGTGTCAATAACAAATGGCACAAATCCAATATCGATTCTCGTTGAATCTGCGTAGATGATGGGGTATAGTGGCTTGACCTTGTCGCTGCCTTCCTCTTTTACATATGCATAATTTCCCTTAACAGCATATGGGTCTCTGAAAACAACAATCCAGTAAGGATCGGTAAGTGTATCGATGTCGCTCTGGTTGATGGCTCCTGAACAACCGTCCAGCTTGCGGCAAAGAGCGGTGTTGCCAGAAATCTTGACGATCTTCCAAAGACCCTCGTTCAAGCTGTTGATGGGGCTTCCATCATCTCCGGTTGACGCCCCTCTGACGTTGAACATGTCGCCCACCGCAACCAGAGTCATGTCCTCGCTAGAGTTGAAGGCAAACGAAACCAAGCCGTTTGACAGCACTGAGATCGAATCAAGCTTGGTAAGGGGGTCTCCTACGGTAGTTCCAAAATTGCCATAGATCTTGGTGCGCGTGTCGTCTTCAGTATCGATGCTGTTAATCGTGTACGAAGTACCGGCACCGGTCTGGTCGTCACCGGCAATATCAAAGAATCCGTCAACAGACACGTCAGACGACTTGGTCACAGGCTCAGAGATTTCTACCCCCTGAACGGTCCTAAGCCAGTCAACGTACTTCAGTCTTGGGTTGTTCGTAATGGCAACGTCACCAAACGAAACCACCTTATTTTCAACGTTTAGGGTCGCCATAGATACCTCTTCCCACCAAAGATTGCCTTACATGTCCCAAAGTAGCCGCCCCCTCTTGCCACGGCTACCGGCTGCTTGCTCGTACCCAATGCCCAGAGTGTCCTCAAGACCACCACCCTGAACGTGCTCAGACACAACCTTTTGCATCCAATTCTGGGCTTGCTGTGCTGAAGTGGCTTGCTGTGGCTCCTGAGCCATGCCCCTGTTCTTCTTGATGGGGAACACGTTCATGACCAAGTACCTGAATGCATCGCAGATGTCGTCGTCCGTGTCATCTGGAACATCAGTCACCCTTCCAGCTGCGTCCATCTTCCAGTGATACTCACAGATCCTCTTGGCCAGTAGGTCGCACCCCTCGTCGTCCTTGAGTAGGTAAAGCTGGGGTTCTCCGATTCTGGGAGACAGCTTCAGACGTACACAGTCGATACCTTCCTTGACTGATCCTTTGTCCTTGGTCCAGTCTTTCATCTTATAGCCAAACTTCTTGAATGTCTTGATGTCTGACACGCTGGCTGTATCACCGTAAATCTGGGCGTCAAAGTGCTTGATGCGCTCGTCGCACACTTCTATCTTCTGGGTGATTTCCAAACCGGGAATTTCAAAAGCTTCCACAATGAACATGTTTACGCCATACACGCCACCCACCGTACAGGCAAATGCGTGGCTGTAACCGTAATCCTGCCCACCATAAAACTGAACACCGTGCTCCCTCATGATTTGAACCAGTTCGTTCTTGGTGATTTCCCTACGGTACTCTTCACCGGTAATCATGGAGGCCATCTGTGTGGCAGAGATCATGTGAACGTCACGGTCAAACCTTGGGTAGACCAATCCTGAGGTGGATGGCTTCCACGTTAGCAGCTGCGCCTTTGCGGTTTCAGTGTCCACCTTGGTGAACATGTTCTGGACGTGGGTAACGGTCTTGAGAAGCTTGGACTCACTCCTCTGTTTGGTTGCGAGACGCCCACGGCACATGGCAAACATCTTGCAATTCTTGGTGCATCCTGCATAAGCGGTGTCTTTAAACAGTTTTTCTTTTTGCTGGTCATTAAATGACTCGTACTCTCCCTCTGTGAACGTCTTGAGAGTATCTTCTGAGTAGTACACTGTCTGCTTGGGGAGTTGTGGCAGATGACGCGACTCTGGGCACTTGGATGTGATATCAACCAAGTTCCAGTGTCTGATTTGAAGACCTGTCTTGTTGGCTTCGTCAATAGCTTTCTGGACCAGACCGTAGTTGAATTTGCGGGTGCTGGTCATGAATGTGATGGGTAGCTCTCCCCTGTCCTTGCCGGGGGCTGCGATCATCTTGGCTTCTTCGACAGGCTTGGGTGGTGCTAGGTCAAGCTCGTCAAGGATGAGCATGGAGCAGTGCAACGAGTTGGTACCAGCCATCGTAGCAACGATGATTTGCACGAAGTTGACCGACTCCTTGTAAGCATCCTTGGATTTCACATCCAAAGCACCCCACTCAGCTGGTGAAATGATGTGGCCACTGGACGACTCGTACTTGGTCACCTCAATGGTTCTCTTGTTCTTGGATGTAAGGAAGTCTCTCAGAGTCGGCTGCTTGAGGAAGTTTTCCACGTACCTCTGGCAGTTAGCAGCCTGAGACTCGACAGCTGCAAGGTGGGCAACGTCACGACGAAGATGGAATAAGCACAGCACCTCAAGCACAGCTGACGTGAGGGTCTTGTACGAGTCTCTTGCGGCGTAGGCCAGAAAGAATGTCTTGTCAGGGTCTTTCCCGTCCATAGCCGAAGAGTAGATTTCCCACAACAAATCCAATGGAGTGCTGTTGGACGGTGGGTGTCTCTGCTCGTCATCACAGATAACGTCAAAATCGTAATCGAGATTGAGGTAGGTTTTGATCCATAAACGCAAATGCTCCTTCGTCTCGCACGGGACAAAAAGGAGCTTTCGTTTGATCTCTGACTCTGAAGGAGCTTCACTCATTTCTTATCCAAAGCCTTAAAAATTTCCAGAGCTTGACTGGAGGAGGCAGAGGCAAGATTGGTGATGTCAATGGTTCTGCCCTCCTCCTTGTTAGAGGAGGCTGAGATCTGGTGCCTGTGCTCAATGGTCTGCTGTCTGTCCTGACCTGTGGCCTTGATGAGTAGCTCCAGAACTTCTTTGTAGTTCTTGATAGAGGTGATTCTCATGTCACCAAGCTCACCCTCGTCGCCTGTCTGGATGTACTTCTTGAGCTTGCCTCCCTGCTGCTTGTGCACAGCAGAAAGCAAGTCGGTCAGGAAGCTAACGCTCTCCAGTTCGACTTGCTCCAGCCTCGTTCTCACACCTGTAAAAAGGGATTCACGGTACTCGTCAAGCTTCTTGTCCCAGTCGCCCTCTACACGGCACTTGACAATAGCACCAAGCGGGAAGCCCTTGTTTAGGTCCGCAATCTCTTCGCAACTTTTCCCGTGGAGAAACAGTGCGTAGAACTGAGCCTGTGTCACGGGGGCGATTCTGGCACCACCACGCTGCTCATAGGCATCCAGAGCAAACTTCTCCCTTTCGGTAAGCTTGATGGGTGCTGCTAGTGTGGTGTTCTCAGACATTATTCGCCTTCCGTATGTACGACCTTGGACCTCTTACCTGTTTTGTCCTTGACACTTACAGACCACTTGTTCCCAAGGATTGTACGTGTCCAGTCGCACACATTCTTCGCCTTTTCGTGAAGATTATCGGTCTTGTTTCTTACCATGTAAGTAATTGACTTGTCGTTTGACTTGTTGACCACCTCTACGGTGCTGTCCTTGTCAAACAACATGGCGCACCACATCTTCATCTGGAACAGCTGAGCTTCATGTAAAACACCAGCCAATTCAGTGGTTTGACGCAGTCTCATCAACTGTTCAAATATGTCGGACATTTACATTACCGTCAACTTTCTGTATTCTTCAACAATCACAGACTCATCGATCTCACGGCTCTTGCAGAAGTTGCTCACGTACTTTACGAAAGCGACGTTGATGCCGTCCGACTCACGCACCTTGACGGTCTTCTCAGACTTGGGGAAAGTCCTGATGCGGTGGTTGGAAGCCGTAAGCTCTGCCTTCTTGGTGTCGCAGAATTCCTTGCTGCCCACGATGTCGATCTGGAGGATGTCTCCTTCCAGAGCGTCCGTCCTGCCTTCGTAGGTGCCGTCCTCATAGACGGTAGCGTGAAGGATCTTGCGGCAATGGGTACCGGTAGGGATCTTCTCGATCAGTTCCAGAGTACCGTTGGGGCTGCTCTTGTAGAGGTGTAGATGACGGTCAATGTTGGCGTCCGAAGCGGTACGCCAGCGAGGAGCACCCACGTAGGTGACCTTGTCGAACTGAGCCGGTGTGTGAATGTGTCCTGAGATGATGTGCTTCGCCTTGAGCAGACTGGGGTCCACTCCGTCCTTGGCAAAGAAGCCGTTCTCGTACTTGGCACCGTCAAACGTCTGGTGGCAGACAATGGTAGCGGTTCCAAGACTGTTGGCTTCCTCCACGAACCGGTCACGGTCATGGTAGTAGGGCAGGAACCCAATCCCAAACCGCTTGAAAGGTCCGTCTACCACAAACATGCCGTCCGTGTTGTTGGCCAGCAGTGAGTGGACCTTCTGAGAGGAGTCGTTGGGCATGTCATGGTTTCCCACAACGAGCACCACACCTTGACTCTTCTCCTTGACGCGCTTCAGTGCACGGTTCCAGAAGTCCACCACCTCGATACGGAGAGTGGCGTGCGTGTGGTACTGGTCACCAAGGAAAACCACCTCAGTGTCGAGGTCCGTCTTCTCCAAAATCAAGTCAATCAGCTTCTCGCAGTCGCCAAGCTCCTGAACCGTTGCATGAACATCACCGACAAAAAGCCACTTCATCCTGCCTCCTTGCTCTATTTCCTAGAGCTAAGTACGATGTGTTGCACATCGACCACGCAGAACTTAGTGTTCTCCACCTCGTATGTCAAGAGACCCAGTGCGTAGTTCTTCTTGACCCACACCACATTGTCAGGCTCAACAAGAGCGACCTTCTCGTTGTTGATGCTGAGCCAGCTGTGGCATAGCACCTTGAGAGGCACTAGCTCATCTGGGCTGGCACCCATCATGAACCCGCCCACCTTGGTGGTGGACTCTTTCTCACCTTCGTATGGGGCCACGATGGCAGTTCCTACCTTGGGGCTAACGTAGCTATCACCTAGAGACATGCTATCCTCCTAATGCGATTCCCTTAAGCTTGAGAATCTTCTGGTCAATGACGCTGAGTTGGGAAATGGCCTTGGTCAGTGCACGGTAAGCGTCTGCTTGCTCTGCCAAAACGTCCGGTCTGGTGCTGTGGTCATGGTCATGGCTTTCGTCTGATCCACCGGACGACGACTCCTCGTCCATAGCGGCCTCACGTGCCTCAATAACGCTACCGTAGGCACCGCTGTTGACGCTGGACGCAGCAGCCATGAGGTCTGCGATCTCACTGGGCGTTGTGTGGTGCTCGTGCTCGTCAATGCCGTCATTGACCTGAGCGGCGATCTGTTCGTAGTCCAGTTCAGTACCGGCAGCAAAGCGGTGGGCCACCTTGTTGGCACGGTAGATCTTGCGCTTGTCCACTGGGTAGAAGTGCACCAGCGTTTCAGAGTAGTTCTCGATAAAGTTGCCAACCATGCGACCGATGGCCACCGAACGAAACACGCTGCTGAAAGGAAGCACGTACTTGTCTACGGCTGAAAGAAGACCTTCAGCGGCGATTTGGACAAGGTCCATGTAGCTTAGCTGTGCCTTGGGTGTGCGATTCCAGAAGATACGTGCCCGATTGATGGCAAGTGGCATATTCATCTCTACGATTTGGGCACGTAGGTCACGAATTTCCTTGTAGAGACGGTAAAGCTCTGGATCTTTGTTTGCACCGAACTTTGAAATGGCAAGAGCGATGAGCGGGAAGTTGAAATGGTAGTTCTGTAACTTCTCCACGTTCCTTGTCTTGAAAGCTCCGCTGATGTGCTCAGTGAAGACTTCCTGCCTCTCACGGAAGAAAGGACGTGACGACAGGATGTTCCTCTTCACGTCGCACACGTGAGCGATGAACTGTGGGTAAACGCTGTGGGGGTCTCCGCTGTTGATGATGTGCTTACGGAACTGCGTCTCTAGATCGACCAAACGCTCAACTTGCTGCTTCTGCCTCTCCAGATCGTTTACGCCACCGTGTCCATCGATCACATCGGACAGGCTATCGGTAAAAGCACTGAAGTGATCGTCATCATCAATAAATTTCATCGCTTACCCCTTGGTCATCACCACCAGAAAACCGCTGAATGTCAGAGTCAGAAGGACCAGAAAGACGGTAAGGATACCTTCCATAATTTCCTTGATGTTCATCCGATTCCTCCACTGTCTTTCTAAACACAAGAATAGCACCAAAAACAGTCAGCACTAGGCCCAAAGCATCAAAAACGCTCATTTTACCTCCATGTCCATGTAATGAACAGGTCCGTACACGTTATCGTAGACAGAAGCACGAACCATTGCGTGTCTGTGCACCAAGTCCACGTTTGTCACGTCAAAATCCCAAAACTTGAACTCGTTCTTGCCCTCAAACAGACGTGTTCCTCTTCCGATGGCTTGCCGAATCTGGGTCTCGCTCTTGCCGCCCATGAGGTAGATGATGTCCTTGACTGCACGGATATCGGTACCGGTAGAGATGCAGGACGTGCCCACCAGAATGGGGATCTCAAGGCTGTTGAACTGGCGCACAAGCTCGTTAGGGTCGCACTTGTGATACTCCTTGGGGATGGAGCCAGCGTTCTGGGCAGTCACGCCACCGTGGGCAAAAGCCACCTTGTGGCGCAAGTGAGGCAGTAGGTGAGCAAACTGCTCAAACTCGTCCACGAGGATAAGCACCGGATGGTTGAGCAAGCTCACGCACTTGTTTGCCACCTTAGCAGCTGCCTTGTTGACCGATGGGTTGTAGTAGAGGTGCGTGCGTGTGATGTCGTTGGGGTCACTGGGCATCGTGCCGATACGGCTCTCGACTCTGACCACTTGGAAGTGCGGCTTGGACAGGTACCCTTGGTCCACACCCTCCTTGACGGTCATGCGGTAGACGATAGGGCCAGTGATGCCCTCTAGTAGCAGATCAAGTCCGTCGCCACGTAGCTGGGTACCGCTAAAGAAGAATCGGTACGGAGCGTCAGCTAGGAGACCATGGCAGACATCTTCCAAAGTCTTGGCAGGGCAAGTGTGACTTTCGTCCGCAATAAACACAGTGGCTGAAGCAAGGTTCTCATAGTGCTTGTCCTTCTTTCCGTTCGCTCTCACCTTGGCTAGGCTGGCTGCAACAGAGATGACGAACTTCTTGTCCGACTGCTTCTTGGAATCAAAGAAGGCACCTACGTAACGAGCACCGAAGTTCTCAACAAACTCGTCATAGATTTGACGTGCAATCGAAACGGAAGGAGTCATGACAACGGTCTTCTGTCCAAGTCTCTTGGCCAGATTCATCAGGGCAACGCTCTTGCCAAGTCCGGTGCCTACCTCAACGGCTGCGTGCTTCTGTGTTAGAAGCTTCTCGACCATCTCTTCCTGATAGGGGCGCAGCTTCTTGAGCTTGGCTGTCGTGCTCCAAGGAATCAACTCTTCCTCTGGGAATTCGTACTCCACCTTCGTTTCACAAGTCAGACGACCGTTAAAGAATTGACGGATCTTCCCCTCAAATGAGGGGTAAGTGTACATTCCTTCCTCGTCACGCCACAGAAGCACCTTGACCTGTTCAGCCTTCAGTGCGTCGATCTGTTCCTTGACACCGTCCGGTCCAAGCTTCCACAGTAGGTAGTTGGACTTCTTGAGCTTCTGGATCTGAAAGTCGATCTTCTTGTCTCGATAGGTAAGAAGCATCTCCAACTGAGCCTTGGGAAGGTCGTCAGGCAAATACATCTTCGTTGGGGATACCTTGCGGAACATGCTTACTCTCCACCTAGCGAGTGCTCGTAAATCTTGCCTAGAGCGTAGGAAACCTTCTCCTTAACGCTGCCGTATGGGAGAGCGTAGATCTTGGCATTGGGTGCGTACTTCTTGTAGTGTGCTGGGATTTTGGCATCGATGGATGCCGCAAACTCGCTGTCGTGCACACGGTTGCCGGTCACCTGATAGCTGCTCAGGGGTGGGCAGTAGAAGAGAATGCCCATCTTGGGGGCTACCTGTAGGGCAGCTGCCTCAAGGACTGGTGGGATCTCCTGCATGTAGAGCAAGGTCAGGAGTGGATCTGAGTCGCACACCACGATGGTGTCTGGGTTGCTGGAGAAGATGGTCTGGGCATGAGCCTGTTCATCAAAAATCAGCCACTGATCTTCGTCGGTTAGGGAGAAAGGCTTGTCCAGTGCTTGACAGAGGAGGCGCGTCTGGGCAATGTGCTCACGAGCCTTCTCAGTCACGAACTCAGCGTCCTGTCCGCTTTCCTTCAGTTCAGCAAAAACAGAGGCAGCGATGGTTGTCTTGCCGCTACAAGGAGCACCGATGAAGTTGACCAGCATGAGACCTTCCCTTCTGACAGTCTATAGCACAAAAAGTTTTGGCGGCTCTATGGCTTATAAGGGTCGTATTACTATGATCATCAGAAGGATCACTAGATAATAGAAGAATCATAGATGAAATAGAAGTATCATTCAAATACACTCCTGAAACTCAAGGATCAAATAGGATCATTTGAATGATCATCCATAAGGCATAGAGCCGCCACTTCGTTTTTCTGCTATAGGAGATGACAGAAGCATGTCAGACAGGAACATCAAGAAAATCCAGATGGAAGCGAAGCTACTTCTCACACTGAACGACAACCCAAGCGTATCTGACGAATCACTCAGCAGAACACTTGACACAAGCATCAGAACAGTGCAGAGAAGCATCAACAAGCTCAGGAATTCGGGTGTTCTCAACATCAAAAACACCAAGTTTCAACTAGGTGGAAACTGGGTTAACACAAGGTTTGTGGAGGTTATCAGATGAGTGTCAGCACTATGAAGGTGAAGAGTCAGCCTAAGGTGGTTACCACTGGAAAGAACGGTCTGGGCAAGAAGGTTCTATCTACCATGGAACTTGTCTCAGATATCGTTGGTTCCACTCTAGGACCGGGAGGTCGTCCTGTCCTTATCGAGAGGCAGGAGTATGGACTACCAAATGTTATTACCAAGGATGGTGTTACTGTCTTCCGTAGCCTTGGTTTTGAGGATGCTACCTCTCACTGCATCATGGAAGCTGCTCGTGATGCTTCTGTTCGTACTGCTACTGAAGCCGGTGATGGTACTACCACTGCCACTGTTCTAGCGTACAGCATCATGAAGAAGACTGCTGAGATCTGTGCTGAGAACCCAACCATCTCTCCACAGAAAATCAGCCGTGACATCAACCAGTACTTCAAGGATGTGATTGAGCCTACCATTCTTGGAATGTCCAAGTCTGTTGGCATCGAAGACCGTGAGACTTTGACCAACATCGCCAAGCTTTCTGCCAACGGTGACGATCTTCTGGCTCAGAAGGTGATCGAGTGCTTTGACCTCGTGGGTGATGCTGGTAACGTCACCATCGTGGAAGAGAGTGGTCCTTCCAGCTACGAGGTTGAGCGTATCGACGGTTACCCTGTCTCCACAGGTTATGAGGATAGCTGTGGTCGATACTACCCTTCCTTCATCAACGAGCAGGGTACTGCGTCAGTCAAGCTGGACAAGCCACTGTTCATCCTGAACTACGGCAAGATCAACGACATTCACTCTCTGTTCCCCATCTTCACCCTGCTGAACGATTCAGACATCAGCAATGTGGTGGTGGTGGCTACCGGATTCAGTGACCAAGTTCTTGGGCACCTTGCCATCAACTTCTCACAGGGTAGCCTCAAGGTTTACCCACTCGTCGTCCCCATGTCTCCTTCACCCACTGGCCAGCTTGACTTCATTGAAGACTTGGCTGCGATTACTGGTGGCAAGGTTCTCTCCAACCTTGGCAAGACACTGGCCAATGCGACTGAGAAGGATCTTGGGTTCCTCCCCAATGGCTCTTTTGAGGCCACACGCTACCGTAGCAACATCATCGGTATCCGTGACGAGATTCTGGTCATTGAGCGTGTGGAAGTGCTCCAGAAGCGTCTGGCGACCGCTGGTAGCCGTTTGGATGCAACCATCCTTCAGGAGCGCATTGGAAAGGTTTCTGGAGGCATCGCCAAGCTTCGTGTCGTCGGTCCTTCAACCGGTGACGTGAAGGAGCGTCGTGACCGTGCCGACGATGCTGTGTGCGCTGTCCGT